GTAACGATTACCATAGAAACCTTCCAAGTCGAAGTCTTTCAACACGCCTTGGAGCGCAGCCTTATCCTCTTGTGTTAAGTTGTATTTACCGTCAAACTGGACATCCTCGTCCTTATAATTGACGGCAAACCCATCAAAAGCCTTTAAGCCGTCTTCGATGCTTGATTCAAACACCTTTCTAGCTTCAAGGTAAGCTGCCTGTTGTTCCTCCTGTTGCTTTGCCAGAATCTGACTAATAGCGTCTTCCGAAACCGGTTCGTTGCTAGCCTTTTGAATCTGACTAAGTATATCTGGAAAATCAATGTCCTGTCTTAGTTCACCCAAGCTGTCTTTCGCCTCTCTCACCAACTTCTTCATTTCCCTGTTGAGTGTCTTTTGTTCTTTTTCCATTTGCTTTTTAGCAATGGCGATTTCTTCATCCGTCATAGAATCCTCGTCAATCTTGTTCTCTACCTTATACTTGGCATTGAACTCTTCCTCAATTTCATCTGGAGTCAAATCTGGATAATCGTAAGCCATCTTAAGTTTTACGACATCCTCATCGCTCATGCTGTCCAAACTTGAAAGAACTTTTTGCTCATAAAGCATATCAGCAAGTTCTGATATATCCTTATTTACAAGTTTATCGTAAATCGTTTTAGAGAAGTCATCCTTCCACTCAAACGTTTTTACTTCTGGTTCCTGTGCAGGTGGCTCGCTTTTGGCTGGCTCCTGTACAGATTGTTGTACAGATTCTTGTACATTTTTCTGTACATCATCAGTTGTCGATTGAGCAACTGGTTCTGTACTTGCTTGTTCTGCTTGTGGTGTTGGCTCAGATGCTACAGGTTCAGATTGTTGTACTGGTGCTGTATTTTCTGGCGCATAGCCACTTGCATCAAATGGATTGAATGTTTCTGACATGATTGATTGTTTTTTACAAAGATATATAATTATACAACAGCTTGCTGTTCAGCAGCTTGCTCCTCCATCTGTTGGGCTTGAGCAGCTTGCATCATCTGCATTTCATTTTCCATTTGCTTCTTTTGGAAATATGCAGACACAATTTGTTGTAGTTCTGGACTAAGTGGTTTACCAAGTTCGTAAGACTTCATAAGAATGTCTTGAACGAATTGTTGTTCAGCCAAATCCTGCTTCATCGTCATCTCAGTTTGAACAACGGTCAATTTACCTTGACTTTGCAATTGCTCAAGTTGAGCATCTGCTTGAGCCTTAGCGACAATAGACTGCTGCTGTGCCTGAGCGTTCATCTCTGAGTTCATTTTTGCCTTCTCCATATCTTCCTTCTGCTTACGCTTCTTAGCCTTTGCGAGATACATTTCAGCAAGTTTGGTATTCTTAATACTCCTAACCCTGAATGCGTCTTCAAAATCTATGATTCCTGCAGAAAGCGAAGTCTGAATCATTGCCTCTACAAATGCCTTTTCCTTATCGTCTGGCATGATGTCTATTCTAACATCGAATACCTTGCCTTCTACATCTTTGGGGCTCAGGTACTCTCTGTACTGCTGGCCTCCATAAAGAACTGAATCGTACAAGAGCAAAGCAATTTTATTAGCCGTTTGCTGGTACACGTTCAAGAATGCATCATATATAAAGTCTGTAGCATTGTTTGACGCTGCAATTTGCTGCTGCTGAACTCCAAGTCCGAGCTTAGGATTAACGGTTGCACCTTCACGGTACTCGTTTACTCCGATTTCATCACGAAGTCTTTCAAGATAGTGGTTGTAGACACTAATCAATTCCTGAAGCTGACCAATGCTTGAGCTATTTGGAGCTTCTGCAATAGGAACTGAATTCATGTTGTCTCCATCTTCAGTTCTTCTTCTATAGTAAATATTACCAGTCTGGTCGTAAATTTTCTGAATCTCAAGTGGAGATATGTTCTTGCCTTGACCGAGGCTGATATCGCTAAGCGAGTCAATATCAATAATCAAACCAGATGGGCGAAGTTTAGCAATTAACTGCTGAATCTTTAAGTGTGCCAAAGTCATCTGGCGGATTGAAGTCTCCATTCTTTCAGGAAGTGCCATGTTGATGAGGTCTAGATTCTCATACATGTACACGCTGTAGCTGAAGTGAACCGCTGACAGTTCCTTAGCAGATGAAGGCTTAATCATATTCTTAGCCACATCCCAGTGGAGCATGATATCTGTTCCCATCACATATACGCCATTGTAAATAACGTACATGTCTTTTTTGATGAGTTCTTTATTCTCTCCAAGTCTTTGTGGCTCTCTTTCTCTTCTTTCTACAATGAGGTTACCAAACTTATTTGTCTTTGCTTGGTATATCATTGTGTCAATAGACTTGATTTCAAAGTCGATAACGTCTACAGTCCAGTCGTCATAAGGACGGTCAATAGAGAATCTGTATCTTTCATCCCACTTGATGTTTTGGTTGAACTGCTTTGCCTTCTTGGCAATTTGCCAAATCAACGCCTCATCCAAGTGTGGGTAGTTGTTTCTGATATCAATAATCTTCATTGAAACAAGTTCTCCCACAAATGACATGTCTCTGAAGTCATCATACTCTGAATATGAGTAGATTAGGTTTTCAGGGATTACCCTGCGTATATTAATCTTACCTGTTGGAGCTACGCTTACTTTGGTTGCAGCAACACCAGTCTCAATCAAATCTTCTAGTACTTTTCTTTTGATTACTTCCCAACCGTTTGTGTAGTTCACATAATCAATACCTTTTTCGAAAAGGATTTCTTCTGGGAGTTGATATTCAAGGCCAAAATACAATTCTAGTTCTTCGTAGTCCTCTGGAGTAAACTTACCTTCTGCCATTAATTTCACACCTGCCTGCTCTTCAATCTGACGTACTTGGTCTCCAAAGTTCATTCTGAACTCAGCCTCATCTTTGTCATACTGCTTACGCTTTACAGATACCGGGTCGATTGCTGAAGCCTTTGCAACTTCCATTCTCTTCATAAATCCACCAAGAATAACTTGCATGAACTTAGGAGCAATTGCAGGAGCCTTCATATCTAGGTTTACGAATGCTTCTTTACCGTCTACATTCAACAGGTCAAGAAACTCTGACATTGGCTGTCTTCCCCTAGAGAACATTCTGTTCTTTTGGAATTTCTTGTTTCTTCTATTGAAGTATCCGCTATTGAAAGCTCTTTCGATAAACTTAGATATCTTTAAGCCTTCTTTTTCTTCCTTCTTCAACTTTGTGTTGGCGAGGTGAAAATTCAGTATGTTCTTATTTTCCATATAATAGCAAAACTACAAAATGTTAATATACTAAATATTGATGCTAAATGTCTTAATGGGGATGACCGAATACTCCCTTTCCTTCCTGACTGACTCTACCCCTATACCTGCCAACAGGCTAATCATGAATGCCACACTTCGGTCAAACGGTGTTCGGTTCTCATGGTCGTACTGAAGCAATTCTTCAAGTAGGTCAATAAACACAATCTTTTCGCAGTGGCTCTCGATGTACGCAATACACGTATCAAGCTGCCTAGCCATTGCAAATGAGTCACCAGATGTAACGCCAAACTTCTGAACGGTTCTCTTTCTCTGCTTGTCTATAGCAGATTCTGGAGTTCTCATCAAGTACTGCTTAAAGTTCTTATTTGTAAAGAAATCTACAAAGTCGTCTCCAACGTCGTTCTCGTAACAAGCCTTGTAGCCCCAGTAAACGGCTGCCTTTAGCATTTCGTCATGGAACATAGACTTCAGTCTTGGTCTGTCTACGTATTCTGCGATAGGCATACATGAGTTATTGGGGTCTGCAGGATTAAGTCTTTCGAATACGTAGCATACTCCCATAGAACCCTTACCGGATATCACAGACGATTTAAACGGGTCGATACCGGAAACATACTTATGTGCGTTGCCCGGATGACGCTGACCTTCTTTTTCTATGAATCCATTCTTTTCTGCATCATTTGGAAACTTATACACAATCCACGGTCCTTCTGGGTCGTCTGCCCAGTCAACCGTTCTTTCTGTCTTCCAAAATAGTCTTACCCTTCTAAGTCCTACCCTTTCTTCTTTTAGAAAATCTATCTGGTTGTATATCTTTTCAGAATTGAAGTAGCACTTCTTCTGGTCAATCATAAATGCTTCTTCTTCAGAGAATGGGTTCATCCTGATTTCCTCTGATAATGCTTTCTTATCTGTAATAATCTTACGCTGATTCATAAGGTACTCCTTAGCACCTTGTTCAATCTTCATCCCAAACCTGTCAAGAATGTACTGCTTTTGCTCTTCGGTTGGTGTGTCTATTATAGACATACCGTATTTATCAATGAATCCTTCGTAGCCGTCGTATGCTGGGCAAAAGTATCTGTATAAACCCGTAGCGGTATAAGAGTTCCCAAATTGGGAACTTTCATCAAATAGCGCCTTGTACGGCTCACCACCACTCTTGGCATCGTTGGCCGTTGATGGTATCAGACAGAATCCAACTTTGATAGCACCTCTACCCATTGTCTTTTTCACGATAGGCCAGTACTGGTTTACGGGTACCTCCTTCGGCCACTTACCTGCCTCGTCCATCAGCATTGCTGTGGTACGCCCAGAGTCGTACGAGTTAAGTGCGGTATTCTTGAAATTTATCTTTGACTCAAGTCCAATATCATCATCAAATATCTTACCCTTCTCACGACCCTTTACTTTACGTTTATCTTTCTTTTTCTTGAATACAAGTTCCGTTTTAGTCTCCTCGTCTTCTGCTCTTGGCTTGAAGAATACTGGCAAGTTTCTGTAACCATTCATCACCATGTACACAAATGCATCGGATGCGTCTTTACCAGTCTTAGATATGATGCCGCAAAATGATTTACGCTGCGTAATAGCCTTCCATACCAAATAGCATGTTGCTTGTGATGTAGCACCCTCACGACGCTTTTTAATCCTGATTACACCAAAGCATTGCGGTAGTCTTTCACAATAATCTTGAAAGTAGAAATATCTTCTGTCTACATCTCTATAGTCTGGAGTGTTGCCGTCTTCTAGCGTCCAATAGTTTAGATAGAAATAGTGTAGCCCTGTTATATAAGTGGGTACACCATTATTCCAGAACCAGTACCCATCATTTATCTTTATCCACTCGTTTCTGATAAAGTCCGCTTGCTCATCTGAGTATATAGCATTCCCATCTTCATCGAACTCAAGGTCGTTGAATACTTCTGGTATTTCTTGTTTTCTGAAATACTGTTCCTCCTTCTTCTGCCTATAGTTCCCGATTTTACTTGGGAGCTCTGGAGTTCTGTAGGTTATGCCGTAAATCTGGTGTTCCTGCCTCACTTAAAAATTTATTCGTGAATTTAGCTATTCTATTATACAAATCTAGTCCAGTTCCACTTAGCGAGAATATTCTGCG